TCTAACACATGAACTTCATCACCAACTTTATGAAATATAAATTTACCACTCTTTAGTGCTTCTTCAAGTTGTATTTGAGTGTAATTTACACCAACATCAAACTCACCATCATACTTTTTATTAGTATTAGATTTATTTATATCGCATCCTGCTATAGCTCCAGTAGCCCAATAAATCAAGCTAGATTCAACTAAATCTTTATCTTTAATCTTATTTTCTACAGACACTACACCTTCATAATCTGCATCACTTTTCTTATATAGTACTGTTTGAAACTTTGCTCCTACCTTATCTCTCATTCTCTTTGTAAATTCTACAAATAAACTTTTAATTTCTGTTGTTGTAGCCAAACACCCTAGTGCATTAAATGAATAACTTTCTATTTTATCCAAGAAAGCTTGGTACTCTGCTCCTGTCACAGCTTCGCCATTAGTTCCACCAGTAAATACAAGTCCTGCACTTGCTTCTAGTGTTGCATCCTTCTTCCAAATTACATAGTCATTGTCCTGTAAGTCTGTAATGACTTTAGCCGCTTGAATATCTACCTTCTTATTATCTAAAAGTGTTACAACATCAAACTTAGTGTTATCATCTATATTTGTTGTTACTATAACTTTTAAATCATTACCTCTAGTACCTGAGTACTTAGCTGTAGCAGTACTGCAACTAGCTTTAACACCTTTATTCAATTTATAAAAATATCCCAACCTTATATTTTTGAATAAATCTCTCAAACCTTTCAGCTTCTCATGAGTATAATCATATCCAAAATACTTAGTTGAATACTTCTCAAAATCATCACTGGTTACTGTGAAAATTTCTTCATCTATGCCCCAATCTAACTCTAAAGGCATTGCAACAATACCTCTATCCGATAATGAACTGGTTGCCCTTGTAGCACTTACAAAATTTATATATGCACCAGGTAGGACCTTATTTTGTGTTACAAATGTTCCTCCACCTAAAGCCATCTAACTCACTCCTTTCATAAAATTATTTATTATTTCCTCTACTTCTGAGAAGGAATATAACTCATTTTCTTTTAAAATTGCATTTAATAAGTCTTTTCTATTTACATACTTCTTAGAATTAACTATTTGCTCCTTAGTAAACTTGTAGTCATCTTCTTTGCTTAATGTTTTATTCAAAATTATCACCTCTCTTCAAACCACCAAATAATTCAACATCATTCATTTTTTCTGTATCATTACTTTTTATAGTGAAGTAGTTATAATCAACGAAGAAATGAAGAACATTATCTATAATTTCAAAATTCATATTTGTGCCTCTAACTAAATCTCCATCAATTTCTATATACTCTAATTCCTCAAGTAGCATCTCAGCTACCTCATTTATTTCAAAACTCTTATCTTTTGAACGAGGAAAATAATGTACATCAAAAGAGTTCTTTTTTAGTGTTCTACCATTTGGATAAGATGTCTTACTTGGATTTAGAGGGCAAATAAAAAAACAAGGTTCATTTATACCTTGCTCCACATCTTCACTATAAATTGTATAACTCTCTCCAAATGTTTTATCTAATTTAATAGATATTCCATCAATTATATTATTAAGCATCAAATACTCCTTTAAGTAATATTAATAACTTTTTCTCTATAATCTTATCAATTTGGCTTTGTAGTTCCATCTCTGAAATTGTTAAGAAATGTTGTCCTTTAACCCATCCCTTACCACTTTTAGTTCTATGCCCAAACTCAACATATGCATTTTGTTATCCTAAAGGCTTTTTATCCTCTAGCTCTTATAGTTTCCTATAAGTTCGGCGTACATCATCAACAAAATAAACTTTATTTAGTTGCCCAGCACTCTTGGAGAGATTATATTTATTCACTCTCTACGCTCTACGGAAACCTATAGCCTATTCGCAATCTATAGGTTTTCCTCGGTATTGGCATATATAATTAATTAAATATTTTTCCATGTTCTTCTATGGACTATATTTGATATAGATGAATATGTTACAGGATATATTTCACTTAGTTGTTTTATTGTATATCCATCAGAATACTTTTTTCTAATTTCTTTTACATCCTCAATAGATAACTTAGCTCTGCTTTCTTCAATAATCTTAACTTTTTCTATAAGCTTATTTCCTACTAATCCCTTAGAATATCTACTTCTTAAGCAAGAATATGAAATACCTGTTTTTTCAGAAAGCTCTATCAATGTAATTTCTTTTTCTTCATGCTTTACTAATATATTTGTTGACCTATTTCTACATTGTGTCTTTATATCCACCCATCTACAATTGCTTGATTCATAATTTCCTTCATTATTTATTCTATCAATTGTAAGTTTCTCTGAATATCCATTACTCAATGCCCAATTTGCAAAATTATCATAGCAAAACCATTCATCACACACAATTATATTCCTTTCACCATATCTATTGTATCTTTTATTATTTTTATCTGTACATCTAGATATTATACCCTTCCATATACTGTAAAGTCTTTTATTTTGAACCTTATATTTCTTTTTAAATTGGTATTTGTCTGTTAAATTTAATTTATCTTGTTCTTTTTTTAAACATCCACAAGATTGTACTAAGCCACTAGTTAAAGAGTCAGTTCTTATTTCTTTGAAATTTCCACAATCACACTTACATAACCAATATTTTCTATTTCTTTTACCACTTTTTATCTCTTTAGAAAATTTAATGACTCTTAGCCTTCCAAATTTTTTTCCTGTAATATCTAAAAATTTTGCCATAAAATCACCTCTTTTATACATTATAAATCAAGAGTTATTCTATGTCCATATTCTACCTACTTTATAATGTAACACTATTACACTTAGCGTTTACCGATTTTGCTGGGTTTTATATGCCCCATTGTGTTAAGGCATATTCAGTCGGATTAACAACCTCTATAATATAATTATTTCCTTGTTTATACACAGGAAGCGACCTAGCGTAAGCCACTCCATTCCATCCTTGTCTTAAGAATCCTGTATCAACTGGTGTTCTTCTAATTACTTTCCCAAGTAATCGTGCTGCTAATTCTCTTGCTGCATCCTTGCAAAACTTATCTAAATCAATCTTTGTAAGCTTCTCCATCTTTTTACAAACTCTTTTAAACTCTCTAAAATCAACACTGCCCCATCTAGCCATTATGCTTTATCCTTAAATAACTCAAGTATTATTTCTTGATGATTTGGATATATAGCTGATTCTCCACTTCTTACATACTCTTTATCATTTATAATAAGTTTTGAACCTGCTTTAATTTCTATATCTGGAGATATAAAGAGTTTAATAGTTTGCTCTAGCTTAGCTAATTTTCCTTCTGTAGCAGAAACTATATTTTTATATGAAAGCTTGCATGGTTGATTTTCTAATACAATCACTTCTTTATTGTTAGTTCGTTTTGTTACAGGGTCTTTGATTGGCTGATACTCAACTATAGTACATTTATATCTATATAACATTTCTATTGCTTTTCTAGTTTTACTTACCATCTTAAGCACCTAAAGGTTAATATCTTATTCTTACCATAAGCAGTAAGATAAGCTATTAAGCTATCAAAGCGTTGTTCTGGTGTTTGAGAGCCACTTCCTATAGCGAAATCTACCTTTGTATCACCTTCTGATATAGACTTTTCTACAGCTTCAAAGTTAATGCTTTCTATATCTAATTGACCCATATTTTTCTTGGTAAATAAGAACTCTCCAACTATCATATCAACTTCAATTTCTTTCAATTCAATTGGCATAGTTTTTATATTACAATCTAGTTTAATAATATTTTCTATTTTTTCTCTTACAAAATCTATTAACCACTTATCCCCATCTTTTAATATATATCCAAAACTTTCAAGTCTTTTTTCTATTTCATCAATTATATTATTTTCCATAATTTTCACCTACTTTTTAGTAAGTTTATTTTTCTCTTTAAGCTGCTTATTTTCTTCTTCTAAAGACTCAACTTTTGACCTTAAAATATTATTTTCAGCTATTAAATCTTTTACATTTAATGACTTGCCATACCTTACTACCTTACCAGTTTCATCTATCAAATCATATCCCATCTCTAAGAAATCATCTATTTTACATTCTTCTATAGTTAATATTCTATTTAATTTCCTTACTTGTGCCATTATGCTCCAGCTCCTTCAACAACAAATTGTATTGCATCAGCTTTTTTATTTAATATAAATACATCCTCAAAACTTTCTTCAAAGTAGAAGTATTTTCCCTCTGTAACTGCTGTTGGTTCGTCTAACTTAGAGAACTGATAAGAAACAGGTGTAATTATTGCACTTGGGTGAACTAAGGACATAAAGATTTGTTTAGCTCCTGCTCCTACTTTCCATCCAGTTGTAAAATCATATGCAGTTTTCATTAGATTAGATGGTACTTTAATTATTTTAACTGTGTCAATATCAGTTGTTTGACGATTAAGAGAAGTTCCTGCATCCTTTATATTTACTGTTCTTTGTATCTCTTTTGCATTTTTGATAAGTGTATTTACTACTGGAGTAACATACAATATTCTTCCATTTTCAGGTACTCTAGCTTCTGTCATTTTTTCCATTAACTTATCAAATACTTCTAATACGTTTGTTGTTGTAAGAACAGTTGTATCTGCTGTATTACCTAATGCGGTCCAATCAGCATATATTTTAGATATACAGTAAGCATCCATCTCTGGAAACTTTTGTTCCTCATTATATACTTTTGTTATATTGCCTATTGAAGCCACATAATTAGTTTGGTTTATATCTGCTGGATGAACCAATGTTGACCATTTCCTTTGATTAGTTAATACCTTAGGTTCCCAAGCATTATCATAGTTTCTTTGAGCTACTGCTATTGTATCTCTGTTTGAATCTACTCTTCCAGTTGTAGATATAGTTGGTATTTCTATTGTTTTAGAACCAGTCCATCTATATCTTCCATTATTTGGTGTTGCATACAAATCCCCGAAGTTTAAAGTATAAGGATATGCTTGTGCTAAAACATTTGAATATTCTTTTGCATAATTTAGTGCTGCCATTTTATTTCCTCCTATTTATTATTATTTTCATGAGGTCTTACCCCAGTAAAATTAAAACCAAAATCATTTATCTTAGGCTCTTGCCCTGGTGTTATAGTATCTATTTTAGGCTCTTCACCTTCTAGTGTTGCATTAAACAAATAATCTTTATCCTGTTTCAAAGGGTTTATTTGCTCTTCAAAAGCTTTTTGTCTATCTTTACTATTTCTTAGTGCTTCTATATCTAAATGAGCTTTTAATGCTATTTCATCTCTACATTTAACAGATTTAAAAGCATCACCTAACCAGTAATTAAAATCTTTTTCTTCAATTTCTTTTTTGTAGGTTTCTTCCAAAGTTTTCTTATCAGTTTCATAAGTTGTTTTTAGATTCTCTACATCTTCTTTTGTCATACCTCCTTCAAACTTTTTAATAGCTTCATTAGCTGTATTAAGTTGTGTTTCAATATTTGCATAATCTTCTTGAGTAACTGTAGTCTCCTTTATTTTCTTTTCTATAGATTTTTGAAGAGAAGCTACATCAATTTTGTTATCCTCTACTTTTATTCCTTCTAGCAATTCTTTTAACCAATCCATTTTAAATTTCTCCTTTCATTTTTTACAAAATAAAAGCATCTACTTATTTTTAAGTACATGCTTAGTCATTCCTTATTTATATTTTCGATAGATTCTATTTCATTTTCATAAACTTCAATTCCATAACCATCCCTAGCTATTGATATACTTGCTATTTCTGGTTCATTATCTAAAGCTTGTGTATATCCATCACACTTTCCTCTTATTATTTGCTTATCTACACAAGTTATTTGAACATTTTTCCCTACATATTCCCATAATTTCATTTTATTTTTCCTCCTTATAAAGCTGGTACTATATGTGTTCCAGTTTTGGAATAATGTATCTTAAACTTATTTGTAAGAGTTTTTTCACCCGTAATATTATTAACATTGACCCCTATATTCTTATCAACTTCTATAAGTTCTTTTTTATCCCATTCTCCACTTCGATTAAATTTTATGATTCCATTGCCAGCATGCTTATTCACAAGTTCTTGAGCTTCTTCTTTTGTTATAGTTAAATAGCTTCTTCCTTCTATATAATTATTATGCTCTTTTAAATGTTTTCCTTGTTTCCCATCATGAATATTTAAATTATATTTACCATTTTTAATATCTTCTTTTATGCTATCTATTATAGCACTATTTTTTATTTCTAAGATACTATTATGTTTAACATACTTCTCATACCACTCATTATACTTCATACTAGATGGTACATAATATGTTTTTCCATCTTCTCCTTTTGCTGCTCTGTAACCTTCTTCATCCTCAAACCAAGGAGCTGTTGTTGTCCTACAACGACAATGAAATGGTGGAGCTGTTATTCCAACTTGATAATCTTTCATATCAAATACTTTTCCATCTAACTCTCTGCATATATTTGAAGTTCTTAAATCTAATGTAGCAATAATCTCATATTTCTCTACATCTAAATCATTAAAACAATCTTTTCTACTTGCTGATGCAAAGAAAGCTGATTCAGTCATTATTAAATTCTTAGCTTGTGATTTAGATACATTAAAGCTCTTAGCAAAGTCATTGACTAGATTTTTTGGATTCTCACCTCTAATAATTGATTGTGTCAATTTAGTGTGTAACTCATTAATTAAAGCAGGTCTATGTTTGCCCCAAATCCTTTCACTAAAATTTAATCCATCACTAGTCCATGGTTTAGAGATAACTTTATTTATTCTATTAGTATCAAGACTCATTAAACTCCAACCAACGTTTACTCCTTGTTGAACATTAAAAGCTGTATGATAATATCCACTTGTATAAATATCTCTCATTAGTTTATCAATACCATCAAGTTCATTTCCATATAAAACTTCTACTTGTTGCTGTATTTGTAACTTTAAAGCTTCAAGTCTTGTTATATGAACTCTTGCACTAGCATTTTCTAACTCTTTCATCCACTTTTGATTTATAGCATTTTCTTTACCATGTCTAATATATTCTTCGACACTCCATTTAAACTCTTCTAGTTCTCTTGTATTTAGTAGTTTCTTAGCTTCTAATAAAGATATTCCTTCATTTTTGGCAAATCTGTTGTACCATGCTAATATATCTTTTTCTATACTATTCATAGCTAGTTTATATTGCTTTTCTAATTCAAGATAATATTTTACACTTTTGTTATTTTGAGCTTCTTCTAATTGTTCAAATCTCTTCCTCCAATAATCTTTATGTTTCATCTATAACACCATCTTGATTATTAGGAATTAAATCATCATACTCTTTTTGAGTATCTTCCTGTTTTTTAAGTCTCTCAAGTTCGTCATTAACATCCTCAACCCAAGGATGATTGGAAACAATAGTTTCATCTGATACAATTCCAGTTGATTTAGCTGCCATATCTATCTTTTCAGCTTCATTTATTATCATAGAGTGATTAAAAGTAATTTGAACTGTTTTATAATCATAGCTCTTACTACCACTTATCTTTAAATACTCACACACAAACCATAAAAGCTCTCTAATTGCTTTTTTAAACTTCTTTTCAGTCTTAGAACATTTTAAGTCAAGTAGTGAATATAAAAATTTAAGTGCTACACCCGATTTGTCACCTGTGTTTTGAGATTCTGGATTAACTCCTTGACCAAAGATAATTATATTCTTTTCCAATCTATTAAGAAGCTCCTTTTTAGCTTCAACTGGTATATTTATCTCCAGCTTATCTACCCCTCCATTAGCTCCTACTTTAATGGCTTTATAATATCTTATGTTATTTGCAAATTCTACTAAATCAGTACCTCCATACTCTTTTAGTATGTACATAGCTTCTTGTACTTCATCTAGGTTATCTGCAAGAGTAGAAATGTTATTATCATATATATCAATTAAAGACTTGTAAAAAGTTAAATCAGATACGCTTTTCTCATTGTTTTTAAATGGTATAAATGGAACTTTACCCCATCCTTGCTCTTTGTTATTTACTCTAAAATGACCCTCTTGTATCTCTGTTAATTTTCCATATTCATCATATAAAAGTTCTTGAACAAAACTATTTCCTTTTTCAATAAAGTAAATTACTTCATTTTCTGTATAGTATTCAACTCTTTTTATCTTATTTCCATCTATATCCTCAATAAAGTAAAATCTAATAAAGGCAACTACTTCATTTTGCCTCTTGTTATCCCAAATAGGAATAGCTTCTTCTGCTGGTATTATTACATATTTAAACTCTCCTTTTCTATTAATATATGGATGTAACCATTCTATTCCCTTATTGCTTGCATTGAGATAGAGTTCTGTTATTGTATCATCAAATTCTTCTCCTAATAATTCATTTAAAAGCTTAGTAAAATTATTATCATCTGCATTAAATACTATTGGTTTTCCAACACTGTAGCCTACCTTTTGGTCAACTAAAAGCTTATGATAATTATTAACTGCTTTATTATTAACTTTAGTAAAATCATCAACCTTAGCACCATCTAAAATATAATATCTTCTTTTATTTTTTATATTAGCATTACCATAATAGTATGCTTCTCCTTCTTGATACTTTTCTGGTCTATGCTTTAAAATATAATGCTCTATAACTTTCGCCAGATTAAAAGTACTCTCTTTTTTTAGCTGAGCTTTTATTAAATCTGTTTCACTTATATAAATATTTAACACCTCCTTACTTTAAGAAGCTTATTCCTCCATACTCCATATCATTTTCTAAGCTATATCTCAGTGCATCTATTAAATGGTTATCTTTATCTACTGCAATAGGTAAGATATTTCCATTCTTATCCTCTTTATATTTATATTTATTTATCTCATTTTTGAAGTTTTGGCATCTTGGATGTATTATAATTTCAAGCCCTTGTAAAAATTTAATACCATATTCAATAGAACCAGCTCCTTTTCTTGCTGAAACTGCATTGATTCTTAAGTCACTAAATTCAGCTACATCTTTTGGACTTGCATTATCACAGATAACTAAATCTCCATTCGCTTTTTTACTAACCAAAGGTGCAGCTTCTCTATTTAATAATCCAACTGCTTCTATTTCATCACATATATATAATTTTCTTCTCATCCTATCATAGTGTGATTTTACATATGCAAATGGGTCATCAGCAAATCCCCAATCAATTCCATGCCTAAAGTTATCAAATGTACTTTCAATATCTGAGAAATCCTCAACTCTCCAATTCTTAAATATGACAGCACCAAGTACACCCCAATTTCCAAGAGTGTAAACTTCATAATAATATTTATCACTTTCATTTTCTAAAGCTTTTATATCATCTTCTGCCAAGAATTTATTATCTTTATATGTAGTTTTTAGAATACTTACATTATCTTTTTCTACATACTGTTTATCATCTTCCCATATATCAAAATACTCTGTATATAGCCAATGGTCTTTAAGTATTGGATTGAAGCTTAATGTTAGTCTTTTTACTACTTTAGACTTTCCTCTAAGTCTCTTATCAAGTTGTTTGACGGCTTTATAATCTGTCTCTGTTGCTTCTTCTACCCATATATCAGTTATTACACCATCTATTGGAGTTATTGATTTAACTTTCTCAACATCATCTAAGCCACAAAATAATATCTGTTTATTATTTAGCTTACAAGTTATTATCATATTGGTTTTATTTACTTGAAAATACTCATTTAACTTAAAATTATTAATAGCCTTTGTTATCTCATTTAAACAGGACCTCTTTAGAGTGCTTTGAACATTTCTAACAATTAAATAATTCCTATTCCCCTTAAATACATCTAATACTGTTCTTTGAGCTAAAGAAAAAGATTTACCCGAGGATGAACCACCAAAGTAAATCTGATACCTATTGTTATTATTAAGTTGATGCTTCAAATATATTGGATTAAATACATCTGGATTAATTTCTAAATTAATTGCCATATTCCTCATCGCCTACCTTTATTGTAATATCTCCTAGATTACCACTATGTTCAATATCTCTTTTATCCCTCCATTCCGCTGGTTTTCTATTTTTCAACCAGAATATCTGTGCTGTAGTATCTGGTACTACTTGTTTAGTTACTCTTTTAGTTTCTTGACCTTCTTCATATGTTATCTCATCATATTCATAACCTAATGCTCTTTTTAATAGGGCATTTTCAACCTGCCTGTCAATTACTTCTTTTCCCTTTTTTAAGGCATTACAAATATTACTATACTTCTTTTTCCAGTCATATAGTGTTTTGACATTTATTCCAATATTAAATGCTATTTGTTCATCTGTAAGCCCATCTCTTGCCCATCCTTCAATCTTAATTAATCCTTCTTCTGTTATCCAGTATTCATATTTTGCCACACCACCACCTCGTTTTTGTCGTTTTGGGAATAAAAAAAGAACCCTATTTATTGAGTTCTTTTCCAGTAATTATTATTTTTATTAATTAATATCATTCTTAGGTTTAACTGTTATACTCTTTACTAATTTAAAACTTGTCTTTGCTGAATCTAAAATTTTATTACACTCATTAAAATCAAGTTTCATTATACCTGCTTTTTCTAATGATTTACTATCTATAATTCCCTTATGCATTAATGAATTTCTTAATCTATAAAGTCTTGTTAAATGTGTACATGCTTTTTTATCAACTTCTATAAGGCTTTTGCCTGTTAGATATTTTAATAACACATTATAATACAAAT